ATCGTAATAGTATGGGAAGTCCCAGTGATTGTTTCTGAACCACTGCCCCATGCTTCAGCAATCAATTCTAGATTCGTGTTGGTACTTGTCCCCCACGTCCCTGATTCATCACCTGTAGCAATTTCTTTTAATCTTAGATCATTTACATAGGTAGCCATATTCTGTCTCCAATTTTTTGATTATACCTTATTTTTCATAAATATTAAGCAACTTCTTTCCAGTCTGGGCTCTGAGAAGAAGAAATTTCACTATAATTAGCTGTTTGGGAATCACTAACTCCTGTCCAACTCGCATCCTGGGAAGTATCAACCAAGCCCCATACGTTTAAGGATTGAATCTCTCCTGTGGCATAAATCCCCGTTAAAGATATATTTGCAATTCCTGCGACGGTTAAACTACCAAGACCACTGGTCATGGCGTTTTGAGTAATTGATATTACATTATTAGTTACGAGACTCAGGCTGCCTAAAGCCGAAGTTCCCGCTAATCCAGTCGGATAAACATTTGCCGTACCCGTTACAGTCTCTTCACCTTGGGAAATCGTGGAGGCTGTTCCACTAACGCCAACAAGAGCGACACCATTAGCAACAACTGTGCCAACTGCTCCTGTTCCAGCAACACCTGTTTCCGCAACATTGGCATCACCACTTACAGTCTCAGTACCTAGTGCGGTGGTTCCAGCAAGTCCTGTAACCGAAAGATTAGCAACACCTGTGGCAGTTAAACTATCTACTGCTCCTGTTGCTGCTACTCCAGTTTCGCTGACATTCGCATCCGCAGAGATGCTTAATGATCCTAGTGCGCTTGTTCCAGCTACTCCTGTTTCTGTAACATTAGCAACACCCGTTACAGTTAAACTGCCAATACTACCTGTAGCACCAACTCCAGTTTCTGTAACATTAGCATCACAGCTAACAGTTTCTGTTCCTAACGCAGTAGTTCCCGCAAGCCCCGTAAGGCTTACGGTCATATTATGAGGCTGACCCCATGCGCCAGAACCCCATGTAGAACGACCCCAACCGACAGCCATTAGCTATCTTTACGCTATTCTAATAACAGCGTTACTTGCGTCTGCGGTTGGAAAAGATATTGTAAAACTACCTGCGGTGCTGGTTTTATCGCCACCGAAATCAAACACTGCAACTGCTGGATCACCAGTAGCTGTATCATTATAGATCATACAACCTCTTGCAGTGATGGTAGCTGTTCCAAAAGTCAAATCAGCAAAATCAGTGTACGCAGTTGTTCCTGATGTTGTCGGATTGACGTTTGTTAAAGCTGATCCGCCCGCAGAATAGTTTGTTCCTGATGCTTCTTGGTTTGTGCTATAGGCAGTAGTAGAAGCACTCATAGTCGCAGAGCTAGTATATAAAGCGAGCTTGAAAGAGTTTCCTCCAGACGCTTTAAAGTTATGTACTGCTTGCAGAAGCTCACTTTTGAAAGAAGTACACATTGCCTGAGTTATAGCCATTATAGTCTCCTAATAATTTCCGCAAGATCTTTATGACCTTGCTGTTCTAGTTGATTACCTATTGTACACATGTGGTTTTTAATCGCCTCACGCATATAATGAGTAATAATAAAATGACACGAATTTTTAAAAGCGTGTGCCTGTGCTTTAATGGGCGCGGGGGCAGTATCAGCAACTGAGACTAATTTATTAGTAGCCATTTCAGCCATTTCTTCAACTGTATGTCCGCGATGTTCTGTGGTTTTTACACCTAAATCTCCTATGGAGATTGTAAAAGAATCTGTTTCCATTTAATACGCCTCTGGTTCTGGTGGACCTAAAGTAATTTGTTCTGTTCTTCCTGAAAAACCTTTATAAACATCTTCCTTTTCAATTTCAGAAGACTCTGTAACATCTAATTGTCCTTTGTTTAAATACACAACAGGCGGATTTTCCAATCTATGATATCCATATAATTTTTGTTCTTCAGGAACGTTAGTATCTAACATAGAAGAACTTGCCGCAACTGAAACATCAATTCCAAGATCCATACATTTAGCTAACCAAAATTCACAACACGCTCTTCCCATTTCACCAAAATGAATATTAGTACTATAACTAAAATCGGCACCATACATATTGATAGAACCTACTTTATTTAAAGCCGCAAAAGCAATAGCATAAGCAATAGTATTATTAAGGTATCCACACCCCAATTCTTTTACCACTTCTTTTAAAGGATATAACTCAATAGCGGGAACTCTATTATCTTTTTCACATGAATATATAGGAATTTCCAGTTTAGGAAGTGTTCTGCACATTACTTGGGTTTGAGGACCCGCATCAAAGGTGTCAAAAAATCTTGAAGCAGGATCCATCATAAACACACGATCACACTTAATAACCGCACACATGGAATTAATCGCCCAGACCTCATCGTATTCTTGGCTGTGGCTGATAGACATATGGTAATCTAATTGGCTCCTTCCCATAGAGACGATAGCGATCTTTTTACCTTTTAATTTCTTCTCAAACATCAGGAGTTTGCGCCATTAATTTCATTTGATCATTTCTAGCCTCGTCTCGAACGTCTTTAAATTCACCTAAAACTTTCAGCATTCCTAGTGCTTCTTGAAACTTACCTTCGTATAACGTAATTGTTTCTGGCATTGCTTTTAAGAAAACGGCTCCTTCAACTAAACACCCATACAACATAGCGTTTGGAGCATTTTTAGAAAGCCAACTTTGGTTATCATCTCCAACAGTTGTTAAAGAATTAGGACGATAATAATAATGTAGTTCAACAGTGAGATTGGCATTAGGAGTTGGAGCAACAATAAAACTATCTTCATCAAATTGTGCATAGTAAAGAGGTTGCCCTTCAGTTGCTGCTGCAGGAGTGTAATCTCGAATCCAGGAAACGTGCTTCAATAACAAATAACTATAATTACTGCTCGAATCTAGAACCGCCAAACTATATGGAGATAGAAAATCATCAGGAGCGCTTAAATAAGTATTGCCGTCTGTAAGGGTTCCTGTTACGTTCTTACGAAAAACAGGAAGCTGTACTGCTTTTAAAATTCGCTCCTCTGTCGTTTGGATAAACGTATTTAACGTATTATTAAACGTTGTTTCATCAACATTTAGATAATTACCAATCGCTGTTTTTAATCCACTATATGTAAATCCTGCCATTATCCTGTACTCACTGTTAAATCACCCACTGCGCCTGTGCCTTCTTCTCCCTCAAATTTACTACCAATTGGGTCATCCGTAAAGGACATTCCTGCGGCAGAAGGATCTGTTGTAGTTACTAAACCTAATTGAGACTGAGGCATTGATACTTCTGGTCTTGGTTTCCATAAGGCTTCTGCATCCGCTCCGATACTAGGCGGATCTAATTGCGGATGTTTTGGCTCATAACATTCTCCACAAACTCTATTCCCCTGCCACGTCATTTTTGCCGTTTTATAGGGAAAAGCCCAACCACACGTGTCGCAAATAAATTGAGCATATTTACCACTTGCATATGCCATTAAACGTACTCATGTCTAGGAACAAGTCTTGTAGAAGAACGATCTTCATCATATTTTAAAGCGTTCATCAAGTCTTGCTCGTATTGTTCCTTAATCACTCCTAATTTTTGAATATTCTTTTTTAAGCAAAGATAATACGCTAGCCCTGAAACTAAAGGAGGTATAAAACGGCTAGGTATATCAACATCATTAATTGAAGCAGAAGAATCTTGAATTCTTTGCCAAACATAGTAAATGAGTTTGTCGGTTGAATTCTCGGGCGTTGGATAAAGATGAATAACAGGAGTTTTCAATCGCTCTAACCAAAATTCAGTAGGACGAGCTTTAGTAGCTTTTGTTGGAATACCTATAAATTCATTTCGATCTATTCTGTCTAAAGGATAGTCAGTAACTATATCATTAACAGTTCTTTGGATATAGGCATCTAGGATATCTATATCATAAGCATTAATGGAATAGTCATTATCGCCTTCAGTAAGGGTTAGCTCTACTTTGCTAATCTCCCACATTTGAACGCCTCTGTTTGACCAATCTGCAAACATAATATTCATAGAACGACGAGCAGTTACTGCATCATACGACGTGCGGGCTTCCAAACCCGCAAGTTCGTATGCTTCCTCTATTGCGGTCGCTACATCTAAGCTAAATGTACGAGTGCCTGAAGTTGCCATGATCTATGATCCTGGGGCTTCATAATATTTCAAAAATTCGCACCAAACCGTATATTCATTACCTGCGTCTGAGGTAGATGGAATCACTAAAAGTACGTCTCCCGTATACCCTGTAGCTGCAGTATTCTTTAAACCACCAATATCACTAAAGTCAAACGAGTTATCGTAAGCCAATGTTAGAAAAGTAACATCAGTATCCGCGTCCCAATCGAGAGACGCAGGGGCATCTGGAGCACCACTACAGGTGTACCAAATTTTATTTAAAGAAACATGCGCACAAGATTCGCCGTTTAGTGTTGAAGTATTCAACGCTGAAACGTCTACTAAAGTTGTACTACTAGCGCTTCCATCCGAATATACAGAACAATAGACTATGAGTTTTTTCTCACCATCCAACTGGTTAGTTGGTCCTGTGACTGAATTAGCCATGCTTTACTCCTTATGCGTCAGCGAATGGAGTTACTATAGTTCCTGACCCTAATATGATTCCTTGAACCGCATATTTAGCAGAAGCCATAGCAGTAACTTGTACAATACTGCCTACAAGTCCGCCTTTAGTTGTTCCATTCATGGTGATAACGTCATTGCTTGCGCCAGAGATAAAGGTTTTACCTGTCGCGTCATCTTTACCAGTGTAAAGACCGCCAACAAATTTATCAGTACCGTCGGTTAATATGTCCATATCTGTTGCAGCAGTTTCTACTATAAAAGTAAAAGTAGCGCCCAGATTATTAGTTTGGTTTGGATCGTCATCTCGTCCAGGAGCAGTCGCAACAATAGAAGGTAAAGTAAATTTACCATCTGCGTCGTTACATGTTAATACCTTACCTGCATGGGCAGCCACCGTAAGTGATGTGTCAGCTGTTAAACTAACAAGGCAAGCATTCCCTGCGGAGATGAAGCCAGCTAATGATCTAACTGGACCTGAAAAGGTTGATTTCGCCATAATTTTTCCTCCGAAAAAATAAGTCCTACCGTCTTGGCAAGTCTGCTAGGTCAGTCTGTAGGACAAGTTATCCCTAGATTGTTTCATTCTATATCATTAAATTTAAAAAAGAAAGGGAACCGAAGTTCCCTTTCTTTGTAATACTGAGTAATAAAGTGTATTACAACTTCAATTTATGCTCCTGGTGAACCAAAGATTCCTCTCCAGTCACTCCAGCCAAAGCTATAGCGTTCTCTAGCTTTGTATCGCACGTTACCAGTTTCGAAGTCTCCTTCCATACTGGTAGATACGGCGGTTCTAACGAAATGTTTAAGTCCGTTAGGAACATCAGTTTTGATGAACCATGCATCAGTATCTGTCAGATAATGATTAACAACGTATCCTTCTGCAATCATTCCCATGTTGCGGATAGCGTTGATATCGTTATCAGAAGTACCGACACGACCTGGAGTTTCCATAAGTCTGTCTGCTACGAACTGCAACGCAGGCGGAATTATTAATTTCCTAGCCTGTGCATTAACCTTAAGATTTCTTTCATCTTTGAAAGCAGCAATATCAATTAGTGCTTGCTCTAATGAAGTTTCATTAAGGTCTGCCGCCGTAGATAGCTCATTTTTCATGTCAACATTAGCAACAGTAGGATGGTCTGTAGCGCAAAGCTCTTTTCCATCTCCACCGACATACGATGAACTAAAAGCGTTGTTAAGAACGTTAGCCGCTTTAACTTGCTTTGTTTGTTGCATCGAACGCGCTAGTGCTCTTGTATATCGAGAAGAAAGCGTATCGTAGAGATTATCTTCGATTGCTTCTTCTGTCAATGCAAAAGCTAGTGCTATTGTTTCATGTGAATAACGAGCAGTCCACGATTCTTGTGCAGTATCGTAAATCACAGCTGCGCCTTCCCCTTTAGTTGGGGCTTCCCCGAATCCACTCAACATTACTTCTTCCTCAAAAGCTCTTTCAGAACTTTCGGTGTCGAAGATGTCTTCGTGTTCGTTATTGTACCGTTCGTACTCTAATCCGAAGAGCGCATGAAGTCCAGGAACTAGCTCTTTTACGAGTTGTGCTCTGTTAATTGCCATGTGTTACTCTCCTAATTAAACTGCAAATGTACTTGTAGGGAATGTGAATAGTCCTCTAGCATAAGCCCCTATCGAGTTGCTTGGTACTGTTGAGAACCCAACACATAAAGCTACACCACTTGAAGTAGTTGCTGTAACCCCTTCTTTAGACCGACCAGTAGTTGAACTACCTGCGGTTGTAGAAAGAGTGTACTTATTGCCGATAAAACTTACGGCTGGCGTACCAGCAGTAAATTGAGCTTCGTAAACGATTCCAGGATCGTTATATACCAAAGCCTCAGCATCCGCACTACCTTGAGTCGCTGTGCTTGCTGTCCATACTTTTGAAAACGTAGGTGTTCCATCAGACGCCGTATAATATACCCCATAAAACACACCTATAGGAGTGTCGGTCGCTCCTGCTTGCTGAACTTTACCGCTTGAAAGAGTAACTACGTCGCCACTATAAATAGCTGTTCCGTAAGCACTCGCGATTCTCATTTCTGCAGGACGAATAACACCACCATACATGTGATATGCGGGAGTAAACCCATCGGGTTTATCTGTATTAGCCATAATTTAATCCTCTATATTTAATACAAGTTATTATTTATCGTCGGAATTATTCCTACTACCAAATTCAACCTTAGAAGACCGTTGGATATCGCTATCCTTAATAGGCATTCTAGGGTCACTTTCTCGCATAAAGTTATTGTCAACACCGTCCATAGCTGACTTTGCTTGATCAGCAAAATAAGCATTTCGTTCGTCGGCAGTTTCAACAGGAACTTTAGCAAGAATTAATCCTCCGACACCAATGACTCCTTTTTGTGAACCACTTTCAATAGTTGGCGCTTCGAACTCAGGATAATCTTCTGCTCTCACAGGCTCATATCCTTCTCTAATACGTTTAGACATATTAGATTTGTCGTCTTGCCCTCTAGTGGCTTCACGTATCCACCTAAATTTATATCCAGGAGGAGGTTCGGGTGCGTCTAACATAGACGGGGGTGCCCAAGGGGTTCTGCGAGTTTGAGAGGCTCGTGTCTCGGCAGACCGTGAGTTTCGATCTGATGTGACTTCGGGATTTTTAACTTCTTCTGTCATTTTATACTCCTTCGATATGCTTGGCATATTCTTCAAGTGGCACGTTTAGTCGTTTAGCAATTGCTACTTGACTAGGTGTCAGTTTTACTTTGCGTGCGGCTCTTTTACCACTAGCCCCTCGGCTAGAGGCAGCAACCTGTTGCACGGGGGCAGCTTGCTCTTCTGAAAACTTGTGTGGGAAATTCTCTCGCATTAAACGGTCCACTTCGTCATAATAAATATCGGAACTTGGATTAACTCCTCCTTCAACTAATTCTTTATGTATTCCGAAAGCGGCAAAAGTCATTGCTTGATCATCTCCAAACCATGAATTCTTTTTAGCCCAAGCCTCAGCCTTTGGATCAATTTCCGCAGTTTGAGGTTGTAAAGTAGGCTGATACGTTTCTTCAGGAACTTGTTGTGCCTGCCTTTTCTCTCGAATTTGTTGCTGGGCTGCCAACCGTCTAAGGTTTTCAGCTTCTGCGCTAGCTCTCGAAAGTTTTTCAGTTGCGTCTGCAACGGCATTTGCGTCTCCTGTATCTTGTGCCTCTTTTAAAAGTATTTTGGCTTTTTCAATATCCGATTGTACCCTATTGTCGTACTCTTTGAAAAGGGAAGAATCGGAATTCTTTAACTTTTCTTTTAAATCGGTGTTGGTTTGAGTAATGCTATGTGCATAATTAACAGCTTCATCTCGCTGTCTTTCTGCTTCTCGCATTTTATAAGTTAGCTTATCAATACGTTTTTGTACTGAATCACTAACTTCATCTAACTCATCTTTTTTGACTTCCTCTACAGGTTCTGCAACGACTTCGTCTTTAATCGAATCGTCAACATCTGCAGCATGAATGTCAACTTCCCCTTCGGGAAGTTCTAGTTCTATTTTTTCTGCTTCTTCTGGCATGGTTTCCTCCATGTGGTTTAATTATGATAAAATTGCTTCTGGGTCTTCTATAGTAGCTAGGATTTCATCATCATTTAAAAGGCGCATATCGCCACCTTCTATTTGAAAACGGGCTCCTGCATATCTACCAAAGATTACCCAATCACCTTCCTTACACCAAGGTCCTTCAGGAAACTTATTCAAATCACCATAGGCATCTGGTCCCATGGCAACAACATAACCAACAACGGTTGCAATACGTTCTTTATCAAGCGTTGCTTTAGCTATATGAATACCTCCCTTAGTAACTTCAGGTAATGTAAAAGGCAATATTAAGACACGATAACCCGTTGGTCTGGGTAACTTGTCTGCATGAGAGTCTAGATTTTCAGGAGTGATTTCTTCCGTAGGTTGAACTAACGGCTCACTATCACTACCAAAATTCGCAACTCGGTCTGGAACAGTCTTAGTCATTTGCATCCTCCATATTAGAATGTAGGGTTTGAATTTCCTGCTCAACGAAACTCAAACCTGCAATTTCGCCAACTACTCTTTGGTATTGTTCAAAGTTCTCAACACCGCCGCCAGCTAGCGTTTGCGAGAGAGCTTCTTTTCTCTCTCGGATTTTACGGAGCAAATGCTCCGTTGCTGTAATATAGTCCATTAATTACTTAATGGATCTATACCAAAGAAGTCCTTTAGTTTGTCCATAGGCGGCTTTTACTTTTGCCTTTTCAGGCTCGTCTAAGCATTCACCTGCTTCTACAGACTTTGTTTTAGTATCATCTTTCATACTAGGAAAACTAGGCGCTGCCTTAGTTTTCTTAGGAGAGGGAGATGGGTACTTATCGTTTCCGTAATAATCACGCATTATTTTTCTCCATTTTGCTTTCGAGTATCTCGAACGGTTTTAACTAACTCAGTATAATTCTTTTCTGCATCAGATTTTGTTTTTTGCTCTAATTCTTGTAAATCAATTGCAGCTTTCGTATCTTCTTTTCTGGCATCTGCTTCAATTTTCTCACGCTTAACTTGAGCGTCTAATTCTGCTTTCGCCATTTCAACTTCTTTATCTCGCATATCTTCTTGTTCTTTTTGCATCAGTTGATCACGCTCTAGTTGTAATTGCTCTTCGAACATTTGTCGTTGTGGATCTTGCTGTGCTTGCATTTGTGCCTGCAGCATAGCTTGTGCCTGACCTGTAACTTGTTGTGTAGCCGCAACAGCTGCCATTGCAATTTCGTTCATTAATTCAGGGGGCATAGGCTGATCTAGTGGCGGTAACGGCTGACCAAGAGCTTGCTCTATTTGTAAACGGTATAGCATGGCTTGCCGTTCTTGTATATTGGCACTAATAGCTTGAACAACCGCTGGATTCTGTTGTGCCATCGGATTTTGCAAAAATGCGCTGTGAGAAGCAATATAGGCTTCTTGGTTTTGAAATTCGTAGGCTTTTATCGGATCACCTGTTAATGCCGCTGTTTGCTCACTAATCGGGTCTCTAGGCGGAATTTCTTCTTCTGGCGGTAAAATAGAATCAATATCCTTAATATTTAAGGCAAGATACATTTTACGATAGGCTTCCCGTAAATCGTGCAATTCGGGAGCAGCTTGTGCCATTTGTAGCTGTGTTTGGGCTAAAGTAATTCTTTGTGTCATACTAAAGATATTTGGGTCACTAACTGGAATAACATCAACGCTATTATCGAAATCTTCCCTAAATACGTTTTCTGAAGCCCCTTGAACTTGATAAGGGTATTCTGGCGGTAAAAATTCGCCAAAAACCCGTTTTAAAATCTTAAATTCGCATCTTTGAGCGTAATGCAACCTTTTATGGATTGCGGACATTACTTTTTGCCCTTTTTCCAATAATGCCACTGTTGTTCCAACAGGAGCTTCGGAATTTCCATCTCCTGTAGGATCTTCTACTGTAGCCGCGAATCTTTTGCCCGAATCAACTAAAGCGCCCAATAAAGTGGTTAAAGTGCCGCTTGGCTCCTTATAAGGCAACGGTAAAAACGAATCTTGGAGTTTTCCTCCTGGAGCGTCAACATCTCGCCATTCTCCAGGCTGTAAGGGGTCATCATTGCGTTGAATATTCAATCCACGGGATTTAAAGCCTGCGGGAAGGTTAGAAAGGGTCCCTGCGTCAATTAATTGTCGTAAAATCGCAGTTACAGACTTTGTGAGCCCTCCCATCATGTGAATTAAGCCAAATCCGTAGAATCCAAGTCCTGGAAGGAACTTATAATGCGTAAAATACTCAATTTTCTTCTTCATTGGGTCATTTTCGCTATAATTTGGACGAATTGCGAGTATTTCGTTGTTATCTTTGCAAATTGTTACAATATACGGCAGCCCAACCCCTGTTTCTTCGCCATTCTCGTTTGTGTCTTGGTATCCTTCTATATCTAAGTCCACATGCATTTCCAAAAGCGTATATTCTTCATCATTTATGGTGCGACTTAGCCCTTGGAGTTCATCAATTTTGGCATCGACCTCAGTGGTGTCTGTACCGCTCTCAGGAGAACTCATTTCAACGTCGCGATAGAACCCAGAGATCTGTAATTTGCGTAATTCGTTCTCGGTCATGTTAATAACATGGGTTATCCGTGGCGAAGTCAATAAATCAACCGCGTAATACGGAACAACTAAATCTTCCGCTTTAACAAACCGCGCTACCGCACGTCCAACGGCAGGATCATAGTAAACTTTCTTAAATGCAGAACCTGATAACGGTAAATAGAACAATAATTGGTCCATTTCAGGATCGTATTCTTCCATTTTGTAGGTAATTTGGTAATTCATGAAATTTTTAACACGATTTGCCTTTTCTAACTTGGCATCGTCAGTCACCCCTAAAACTTCAGTATCAACTGGACCGCCTGCGGGCAATAATTCTTTGTATGCTTGTGCTTGAAACTGGGTTACGGCTTCCGCAAGAATGGGGTGATGAACTCCTGAAGCTCCAATAAAGGGCTGTGATCGAGATTCAGCATTTATTCCTAATAAATCTAAGCCTTCAGTATAAGTATGAAACCAATCGTCCCTAGAATCTAGGTCGTCTTGGTAATTGGAAACTAATTCGGTAGCAATTGTGTATAATTCCCGCTCGTCAATCATCTCAGCTAAGTTTTCACCAAATTTAGCGGTGGTTTGATCGGGCATCTCGCTGCCTAAAATAGCGGAACCGTCAGGTTGTATAAAAACCTCGGTTTCTTCTACGGGCTGCTCCATAATTTCTAGCTCAATCTCTTGCTCTTCAGGCAAAACCATGGATAGGGGCTGTTGTTCAATCGCCATATTTTTAAATCATACCTTTATTTTATTAATAATAAACCCTTTCAGTAGGATAATATTCTTCCGTTTCAAAATAATCACTCGTCAATCGTAAAAAACCGCCTTCCCTAAACCGCGCTAAGGCTAAAGTCGTGGCGTCGACTAAGTCATCGTTTTCACCGTTAGGAAAATCACTAACTTCTTCCATTAATTCCTCACCCCACCTATTTTCTGGAATCCAAACGCGCCCGTCTTGGAATATTGGAGAGACTGAATTTAATCGTGCTATTTTATCTTGTCCTTTTCCTGGAGAAAAGGTATTTACGGGAATTCCTACACGACGCAATTCTTGCACCAGCGGCAATCCGCTGGCTTTGGCTTCAATAATTACGGTATCGGGTTGCCAAAAATCGTATAACCGTAGCGCTTCTGCTTTTAGTTCAGGAAAATCAAACCGTTCTTTAATACAATCAATTAAAATCAGATGAGCGTCGTTGCCTGTGTACATTTCTTCCCCGATTTTGCCTTCAGGATACCAAACACCCCATGTCGTTATAGCCGTATAGTCGGCTCTTTCACTTTTTAAAAATGCCGTATCGTAACTTTGAATCAAATATTCGCATTTTGGAGGCTTTTCGTTTTCCCAAACCATAAACCATTCTTTAGGAATAATGGAAATACCTTCCCCTGTCGGTCTTTGCATGTACTGCGCCGCCCATTTGGAAGGACTAACGGAGGCTTTTATACTTTCTAATTCTTCTAATTTCCAAAATTCCTTCCAAAGCGAATTACCTGACGGCAAAATAGCTGGAAATTCAATCACTTGCCACTGATCTGCGCCTTGATCCTGTGCCATTTTCTTAATTAATCGTCCTGTTAGGTCTTTTTTAGACCAACGGGTCATCACAATAACGATTGCACCTCCTGGTTGTAACCGTTGTCGCGGACCTGCCATAAACCACTCATAGGCTTCTTCCATGGCTTTATCGGACATCGCGTCTTGCTCTGAATGTGGATCGTCAATAATAAACAAATCCGCACCCCTTCCTGCTAACGCACCACCAATACCCGCGGCATAGTATTCCCCGCCTTTGTTTGTTAGCCACTTACCCGCCGAACGACTGTCCGCCTTTAGCTCGGTCTCAGGAAAAAGCTCATGATATTCCTCACTATCAATTAAGTCCCTAACTTTACGTCCAAAATTAATTGCAAGATCCGCGGTGTGTGTTGCTTCTATAATTTTTAACTTAGGATTTTTACCTAATAGGTACGCAGGGAACAAATGGGAGGCAAATTCTGATTTTGTATGTCGGGGAGGCATATTGATAATAAGCCGCTTTAGTTTACCGCTAGCAATATCGTCAAACGCCTTTGCCATTTTCTTATGGTGATCGCCTGAAATAAATTCTTCCCAAATGGTTATAACAAAATCCATAAAGGTGGAGGTGGACTTTTCCTGGAATTCTCGTTTTTCCAGTTCTTCTAATAAAACGGTAAACTCTTTGGCTTCCGCTTTAGTTAAGTAGGAAACGTCGATATTTCTTAAAGCCCTGAGCTTCTCTCTATTTGTGGTCATTTAGACTTTTTATCTTTCAACCGCGCTAATAAGCGAATAAGTTCGTTTCTATCTTCTAGGTCTGCGTCTTTTATCCCTTTTTGAATCTCTCGAAATTGTTCGCTCGTTTCTTCTCTAACTTTTTTATGTCTAGGGGTATTAATTGCAGAAGGGCTATCTAGAATTTCTTGATATAGTCTCTTTGTTTCAGGAGTAGCGTTGACAATACCTTTGACTTGTTTGGGGGTTTTCGAAGGAACAGCTTTAATATACCCTTCATCTTTTCTGCCTTCTACCAACATCTTTTTAAAAGCTGGGCTTTGTTCTGCAAGCTCATCGATAAAACTGCGTTTTTTGGTGCCTGAATCAGGAACAACTGTTGGGTTTAATGCTTTGTTAATTTCATCTATTTCTTTTTTAACTTTACCTTTTTCGCTTTGAATTTTGATATTATCTTTAAAACCTTCATCAAAATCAGCTTTGCTCAATCCAGGCTTCATTTTAGATTTGGCGGTATACTCGCTTTGTCTCAAACTATCTAATTTTTCTTCCGCTTTTTTAAGAAGACCTTTTAACTTATTCGCAGGCATATTTGTAAAAACACTGCCCGCCATTAGTGCTGCTCCCATCAACGGTTGATCATCTCCCATCATCTGAAAACCTTCGGCAAGTGCTGCGGGATCCCCTAACGGAGTAAAGTCTATACCCGTAGAAATTGTTTCAGCAATATCTCTCGCCCGACGCGGTTCGTATAGGTTTGAAAGCAAACCCTCAATCCCTAACTTTTGACGTTCGAACATATCAGGAGTCGTTGCCCGCATTTCATTAACGGGGTCTGCCATCAAGAGCTCCTCTATGCGAGTATTAATAAGTTCTTGTTCGGGTGAACCGCCGTTAGCTAATCGTGCGGGGTTTTCTTCAGTATACCTTGGGATATCTCCACTTAGTCTACTTCCAAGGTCATAAAGAGCTTGATCTTTGAGTTCTTGGTTATATTGTTTTTGTACTTTTTGCTGTTGATTGTAAATTTTTATAAATTTATCAAACCGTTCTTCGTCAATTTTTTTATCCTGTAAATCGGAACGCAGTATTGTTTCAAAAGGAAGTTGTTTATCAATTGAAGCTAGATAATATTTTTTATAGTTGTCTAATTCTTCTTGAGAAGGAGGCACTACTTCTTTTAGACTTTGGTCATTTTGTATTTCCCAAGTTCCTGACCTACCCGAAGGATTCATTTCCTCTAATCTATCTAATAAGTATGGATTCATCCTTGTAGTATATGCTAAACGCTGTCCCTTTTAAAAATATTTTATTTATAAGTAAAGAAGTTAAAGCTCAAAGTGGGTTTCTTAGTTCGCGGGCTCTTCTTCCTCATCCTGTTCCCTATAATAACCAACAATATGAAGAATTTGCTCAATATAGCGAGTAATTTCGCCCATCGTCATCGATAAATTCTCATAACCTTGGGAAGTTAGTCCGTAGTACGCGACCTGTGGTTCTTCGCCTGCTTCCACCGCGTCTAAATATTGCTGCATCACGTCAGGCGATAATATTTTCCATTCCATCGGCGCAGATTCAATCGGTTCGGGTAACGGCGGATGATATATGGGGGTTTTCTTAGCCACCGTTACCACTTCGACAGGTTTTACCTGCGGTTGTCTGTCGGCTAAATCTCCTAAAAGAGAATAGGTAGAACAGCCACTAATTAGTGGTAGTATTAGTATTAGCTTCTTCATCAAATTGATCAGGGTTGGTTATCGTGTTTAAATTTTCAATAACTCTAGCAGTTGCGCGATTCACTTTACCTTGCAACACGACAGGTTCAGTCATCGCCATTCCTTCTAGGTTAAAATTAGCAAACTTATTTCTGAGCTTGGTCACTTGGGCTTGGCTCGCAGAATATTGGTTATTTAACGTTTGTATTTGTTGCGCGGTCTTTTTAGCTTGTTCAATCGCTTGCTTGATCTGTTCATTTTGGTCCTGGATGGTTCGTTCCAAAATTGCCTGATTCGCCCGAACAACAGTTAGCTCACTATTAAGATATTTGATATACATTGTAGAACCTAAAACAGTTAAAATCAAAAGAACAGCTAAAATAAAAGTTAATTTCATCAAATTTCTCCAATATCTCGCAATATTTTCAACATATAATGAATTCCTTGCTTATCGGATTGTGCGGTACGGGCAGCCGCTGCTTCATACGCTTTTAAATTTGCTTTAATCGCCTCAACGGTTTTGGGGCTAAGTCCTGACAGATCAGATCCTCCACGGGTTTCGCGATAAAAATCCAGCATAGGTTGCTTAACAGGATCAGAAAGTCGGGAACCTTGGGTTGTTCGTTGACTAGGATTTCCTGTTCTAGTGTATTTAGAACGGGTGTACTTGGTCCATGGTTTATTGACCAAGCCTAATGCGGCGGGGATACCTTTAAGTAATTTTAATTCAGGCAAGAGCCAAGAAATAAGGTCAACGTCTTGTAGTCCAGGGTCCTCGGTTGGCGGATCAAATGATTCTGAGTCGATTTCATCTAAGCGGTCAATGGGACCACCGTTAGCTTTGCCTGCTTTAGAAAGTGCTATGGCTATCGCTTGATCTTGGGGATAACCTTCGCCTCTTAATGTGGAAATATTCGAGGAGACAGATTTTTGAGAAGAACCCTTTTTTAACGGCATCGCCTGCTCCATGGAACATATTTCATCTGTGAAGTATAATCCTAAAAAATTTTTTTGCAAAATATTTTTTCGGTAGGAGTCCCATTTGAAATGTATTTGCAACCAAGGGTCTAAGTCCAGGTCGGGCGGGTGGGACCCGCGCTAGGCGGATTTTTAGGGGGTATAGGGGTATTTTAGTCCTTTACTTAGGGTAAGGTACTATAGAGAGTTAGGGATTGATTACAGCTTAAATGGTTAAGCCTAAAGGATAGAGTAGATATAGAGTAGGCATGAAAAAAGCCTAGGTTATTAGCCTAGGCTTTTAGTTGGTTAGCTTAGTGGTTAAGCAGTAACATAAGTAAAGGCTTCAGATTTACCCCTATTTAATGCCTTAGACTTCCAGTTATCCTTGCCTACCATTCTACCGCCATAGTGATTAGCTATCTCTATCACATCTTGAGAATACTCTTGACCTGATTTATCAGTCCAAAGGTGATCTTCTAATTGATAGATAGGGCTATCTTTGTCAGTCATGATTTCTTCCCTAATAGCGTTACACTCATTCATAGTAAACGAAGTACCCCCAGATCGCTGTATAGCGATAGCACCATACTTAGCCGTTAGCTTAATTTGTTTAGGGTACTTATCCTTATCAGCTATGAAGTCAGCACCAAAGGTTACAGGGCGCGTAGCTGATATGCCACCACTACCCCCCATACTCATATCCTTAACAGCGTCTAACTGTGCTTGTAAGTTAGCATTAACGTTACTTGTTTTTTGAGTCTTTGCTGACTGTTTATTGGTTTTATCCATGATGATAATTCCTTTATTAATTGCCTTAGTAACTAAGGTAAAGACAGTATGACAGGTTAGCTGAGTAAGTCAATCAATATATTTAACCTACTAAGCTACTAACCTACTAAGCTAACAAATAAGATTTTAGGACCGACGGACGGATCCAGGATCGCGGACGGACGGACGGATCCAGGATCGCGGAGCGATAGACCGAATGATAGAGTGATAGAGTAGAGCGAGGGAAAGAGTCAGGGATAGAGTAAAAGGGCGAGTGATAGAGTAAGGGATAGAGTAGAGCGATAGAGTAGAGTAGACCACAAAAAAGGGAACCGACCTTTCGATCGGCTCCCAAGATTGCGCTCAATCAACTAAGGGCTATATAACTCTCGTTAATCAATCGCTTGCGGTAGAAAGACCAGATCTTTGCAGGTGTCTGCTCTGTTTCTAATCCAACCGCGTCCAACGCACTGTTAAGACCTGATTCGTTCTCACCAATCAATCCTCTGACAGTTAGTGTATTACCTTTGGCTTTCCTGAGTGCCTCGATAATTTTCCCCATTTGTGGTGGAACCTTATCAACGCCTTCGACTGGAGTCCTAAGTAATTCTATGGTTGCGTTGCTCGAACGACTGCGACCAGCTGGTGCAGTGTAGTTCGGATCTATTTTTGACACTTTTGAAGCTGTGTCCGCTTTTTTCGTAGTTTGGTTCATTTCTTTCTCCCT